AATCATTACATATACCAATATTAATATTAGGTGGTCCCCAAGAAACTACGTGTATAGAATTCCAAAAACTAACTATTTCACATACTAGACCCAATATAACAAAAATAGGTGCTAATACTACCCCTAAAAGACTTATTATTAGACCAATAAAAACTATTAAAAACTTATATATTACCGATAAAAAATCTAATAAAAACATATATAAGAAAATCATAAAATTAGGTTTTCTTACTGCACTATTAATTGGGAAGAACATTGCTGAGGTAGAACATTGTTGTTCTGCTTCGGGTAATATTTCTTTTATACCTAAAAATTGTTGTCTACCAAATTGTTTATGTTTATCATGAAATTGTGATGGTGTATAAACTTTATTATAGGTCATATCATAAAATACATCATCTGCTCCTGGCATCAGATATCGTTGAGCGTATGGATGATAGTCACTATATTTGATAGAAAAAGCATAACTTCTAGAGTCTATATTCCCATCACTACCCCCCGCGTCTGTATTAAATTCTCTAATATTAGGAACTAAATAATTTCCTGCCCTTACTTGTTGTCCTGAAGTAGTTTTATTGGCTCT